ACGCCATCAATCGTATCCTGTAGCGCAATCACGTCCAGCGCGGCGTATTTGGCGTGATGCCTATCCAGCATATAATCATCATGGAACTTGTTATAAGCGAATCATTTAGTTTGGATCAAGTATTTATAATCACCATAAGGATAATGCGCGGTATAATCTTTCAAGCTCTGCGGTTGGTATACGATTTTACCATCCTTTAGAACAGTAACCTTGGGCTACATGTCCGCGATGTCGGTTACGCCGTCAACGTATGCTTGTTCCATCTCAGAGCCCCAGGCAATCACCTATGATACGTGAGTTTTCAGAGCAGCGATCAAAAGCCAGAGAGCATGCTTGCAATTTGGGCCGTACATTATCACAACAGTGTTGCCACATAAGATCTGGATGCATGAGAGTACGTGAGGGTTCGTGTGGTTGTGAAGCGTGGCTTCTAAATCGAGATAGGCGACGTTTTGCTCCGAGTAGAATTCACGATGCAGAATCGCCTCATAGGCTACAAGGGTGCTATTTGTCCAAACGATTCGATAGTCGGTGTTAGTTCCTTTATATGACCCATACGCAGCGACTCTATCCTTCATTTTGAAATCGAGTTTAGCCTAGAAATTTTTAACGCACCATCCTTCGCTTATTTTATGGCCGGGCTTCGCCTGGCATGAGCCGTAAAAACTTTAGGCAGTTAATGCTCGTTCTCTGTCCGGCCTGACCTTCAAAAACTCATCAATTGTGCTAGTTGTTAGGAATAGCTCGGCGTCTTTTGTAGACTCATTGAAAATCAAGTCAAGCATGCTGTCATACCCAACATTAAAATACGCAATCGGTTCGGCGTCGCTATTCGGGTGATCATGGCAATACGCTAAATCTAAGAATTTATATAATTCCATAGATTCTGGTTCATCCGCACCGGCAGGGCAGTCGGCCGGCTTAGATAATTCCATGATATGCATGTCTTTAGCATGAGGATCGACAGCAACAATTTACCCAGTCATGATGTTATTCTAGAACACTTCGTCCATCCTCTGTATTTCTTCTTGCTGTCTAATATGAGCGGATACAACTGAGAACGGAAGATGAATGCCATGATCTTTCGTCACACGTAATCCTTACACTCTGTTTGCCAAGGTTATTAGACTATAATAAGGATGTCCGAGAGGGGGTTCCTGAACCGAAGGAGATTGAGATACATACTCGACATATGCGACAGGATACTGTTTGTCAGCTGTCGGGACTAT